TAAAACAAGAAATTTCAATGACCATTTCTTCCCAAATCCTAGTTGCACCAATATCCATTTCAAAATATGCATATGGGACAAAAGATTTGTCAGAACGTCTTTCTATTTCAGTTATAGGTTCTTCCCAAGAACAGAAAGCAAGACCTTGCGGATGAAAGCAAAGTACTTTCTCTACCAATGAATCACCAGTACCAGTAGTAGGCAGACCTTCATGCCTAATAAACTGGAAACCTGCAAAATAATTGGTTTGTCCTTCAACCAATGCACGAATACTATTATAATCCGAGCTTTGGACTTGTTCAGAATGTAATAAGGCTTCAATCTGAGCCGCAGAACATACAATAAAATATAGCGGATTGCCACCTTCATCATATTGATCTGCTTCATTTTCAGAAAGAATCCTACGGGCTTTTAACAGTTTGTCGATTGATAATGATCGAGAATTACCAGCAGCATTGTCAATACCACTAAAATTGGCAGTATGTGTGCCTACTAGTAAATCTTTTGCAATAAACTGTTTTGGGAAGTTAGTATCATTCCAAACAATTTCAGTTGCACCGTCCATTACACCACCATCTGATTCATAAGCTGAACCAAAAGCGGCATCAATGATTACAGTATCCATCTTACGAGCCATTGCCATAGACGTAGCTTCTGCATAAGGTTGGAACACATCGTAGTTCATTCTACGAGTATCAAAACCCTCTACAAAGAATCCAGCATTTTTAGGTTGTGCTGATACTCTCCTACGTTTATGGGAAATCGCTTGTACAGGTGAATCTGCAAAACGTGCAACTTTGTCTAAAGCTTCGTTAGTTCCGATCTTATCGATGAACTCAGCTACACCTTGACAATCAGGTTTATTAGTCACGAAATTACGAATCCGTGCTGTCTTTTGTTGAAGCGCATGTAGTACATCAGCGGAATAGCGATGTATATACGACGTTTCAATATCATGAAAATTAGCCATAATTTACCCTTTTATAGAAATCTCATACACTTATGTGCATAAGTAAAAATCACTATAACCTAGAGATTATCCATAAAGGGTCTCAGAAAAGGATTCAATAGGCCCAAAGGTTATCTATTTACTAACTTCCCCTATTCGGTCAAACCTTCACCTAGTGAAGGAGTGAAACTATCTTACTCGTTGTTGTGATGGATAGGCTTGTTTAAATAACCTTTCCATCGTATTCATAGCAACTTTATGGTTAGGATCTCTATTATCTCTATAAGATTTAGAAAAATCCTTATCAGCATAACGTGCTTGAATTTCTTCTTGTGCCGTTTGCGGAGACATCTGATTACGACTTAAACCTGAGCCTACTGCAAGCGATTCTTCTCCGAGTAACTGTCCTATTTTAGAAAAGGCTTTGATCACTTCAGGGTGATTACCAAAACCTGAACTATCTAAAACGCTAGTTAATTCGGATGTGCCAAATTGTGCATAAGCTCTCTTTGCATAATCCAAATTCCCATCATAATTTTTTCCCCAATCTTTCTGAAGATCAATGGTTGTTTGGACTTTTAAATCATCTATAGCTTTTACTTCATTGGCATTATTATCTTCTTCCAAATCTTGAAACAGATTCAACAAATTATCAGCTTGATCTTGAGTTAGATTATTCTGGTGTGAAAATTCTTTAAAATCATCTAATACACCTTCATCATCTTCACCAAAATCATATCCATTTGCTTGATCTGGTCTTCCAATTTGGTTATAAAATTGATCCCAACTTTCTCCTTCCTGCGGAACAGAAATAAGATTTTTAGGATCTCCTCCAATCATTTTGACTGCATTAACGTAGGACTTAGCAAGTTTGTCTACAGAGTCAAATGTTTGGAGACTTGGTTCATCCCTTAAACCTATTGGCATAGAGGATGCGTTAAATTGTATAGTAGAATCTACTTCAGCTTGCCCTGAATCTTCTACAGGAGCTATTTCTTCTGACATGTTTATTTATTTTAAAGGTTATGCTCGTCTTTCTACATTTGCAAGGCGAGCTTGTTCCTGCATGTCAATTCTTTTCCTAATGGCTTCCAAATCTGCACCAACGAGATTAATAATCTCCATTACTACAGTTCTTTGGCCTTCTTGCCATGCAGATGTATAGGGGTCACTAGCATGTGAAGTACGAAAGACATAATGAGCATTTGCAAGCATTGCAAGAACATCTTGTCCTTCTTCACTACTAAAAACTCCCTTAAAACTTTTACGCTTCCCTTTTTCTTGTAACCACCGAGAGATCACGCATTACCTCTAAGTGCTTCAGCTTTTGCCATTGACTCATTCAATTGGCCAGCTTGTTGCGCTTGTTGCATTTGTTCTTGTTCTTGTTGTTGTTTCTGTTGTTCTGCAACCATTTGATCTACTTCTTCTTTTGTCCTAAGATTAGAAACTGGTATTTGTAATATCTCAGCAGTATTTGTAAGTATCTGATGAGTATTAAAATACATTGGTATAGTCTGATCAATTTGTGCAAGAGGCATTATCATTTCAAATAGCTGGTTCATAGAACTTATTTCGCCTGAACGCATAGAAATAGAAACTGGATTCATATATTCTATCTTAAAATTGTTCTCCATCTCTTTTGGCATCTCAGGTAACTGGAATGATCTCATTAATACATTTATAGTCCTTCGTATTAATGGATCAAGAAATTCTGCTTCCTGTCGTGCTAGAATAGGCCCAAGTATAGGCATCTTTTGTCTCATACGAGCAGAGACTTCTGTTGCACTAAATCGCATTACATCACCATCAGGTGCTACAGGGCCGGGTAGTTCTAATAAATCTAAGAAGTAACCTTCTCTAATTGCCGCATTACACTTTGCACTCAATCTTTCTGCATAATCAGGTCTAGCATTAGTTGGTACTTCAAATATCATATCCTTGCCCCCTAGCCCGATTGAATAGTAATTTATAGCATCCGGGGTGGTATCTAAGGGGTCTAAGAGTCCAGAATCAGGTACAAATAGAGGAGGGGATACCGATTTCTGAACTGCTTTTAAATAAGTCCTATCGACTTCAGTAATAAGTCTAATGTCTGGCATTATTTCCCAAGTTGGCCCTCTTCCGTATATTTCTCTATCTGATCGTTCCCATCTTGCACAGATATAGGGCATTTCTTCATATCCACCAAATTGTAATATTTGTTTTTTATCTTTCAGGTAATGAACAGAAGCAAATGGCTTTTTAAAGCCTTCTGGTAAAAAGTTTTGTACTGTCCATGAAGGAAAGACTGCATGAACTACATCAAATTCATCCAGCATTTTTACTCCGAACCCTTTTTCTACAATATGTTCAGGTAAGGTTTGTGGATCAAATCTTGATACTAAATCTTTAGCCGTTTGCTTATAGTTGCGATATATTGTGTCAATCTCCATTTCACTTCCGCTACCCAATACGCAATCCGAAAGAGGGAAATTGCGGAAACGAGGGCCAAATCCCGGCAAATCCTCAACAAAAATAATCCCAGTTCCGAAAGACCCTGCTTCCAAGTAATATTGATAAACGGCACTTTGAAAATTTGATGATGGTCGTGATACATGATGTTTTACTATTTTAGATGCTTCTTCTAACCATAAGGCAACATTACGGTTGTTATCTAATTGACCAAGACCTGTAGTCAACTTAAACCATTCCGCACCCATTGGGGTGAATACATTATGGATATTTGAGGCAAAGCGTTTTAATAAACGCATAGCTGTTCCTTCAAATGCCATCCCCATTCTGTTATCACCTCTAGAATGAGTTGTTGTAAAATCAGCCCGATGTGGCAAGACATACTCTGCCATTTCCTGCCATTCTCGCTCCCATACTCTGCGATTATTTTTTAACTTCTCATGATGCATGTCTATAACAGCACCAAACTCTAAGTTTTGATCTTCCATTTATTTATTAGTTGTCAAGATACTACTTCTACGGTTACCTGTAAGATTCATTTGTTTACGGGATTCTTCGCCTACTCTTTTTTTGCCATATCCTCCACTACCTGTTGAAGAATTTAATTTCCCTTGGCGTGCAAATTCTGCATCTGCCTCTGCTCGTTGTGCAGGAGATAAATAAGCTCCAGTATCAGATCGACTATCAATTTCATTTCCTTCTTCATCTGTCATA